CATAAAAACATGCAATCTTTTTTATATCTTTTTTATATCTTTTTCTTTTCCTCTTGAGTAAAAAAGCCCTCCGAAGAGGGCGAATATTTACGTTGTAGGAAAAGGGATGGTGCTAACGTTCGATGAGGTACAAACATGTATTAATGAGAGGTATTTTAAACGCTAGCACCAATCTGGCCACGGTGACTGGATTCGAACCAGTAACGCACAGATCAAAAAAAATCTGCCGCTCTACCATTTGAGCTACACTGTTAAATATGGTGACCGCCACGAGATTCGAACTCGCTATCTTCCGGTTATGAGCCGGCTGCTTTTACCTGATAAGCCAAACGGTCAAATAGGGCGACCCTGTATTTTTTGGGATTGGTCAAATTATCCGTACATTAAGTGAAAGTTAATGTTTACAGGGTCATAATTCTTTTAATAAAGTGCACTTGTCTAACATTCGTCCCAGTTGTACTTCCCAAGATTTCTCTGTAAATGCACTTTATTAAAAGTGCCAGTTAAAGTGCGGTAACTGGCAACCGCTGGTTTTCTCGCCACTCCCTTGTCATTCGGGAGTGTGTAAAACCAAGTCTCACGGAGTATTAGTTTCGTGCGTACTTGACTAGCCAAGCCGTTAGCACATCAGAAAAATTCGACGACCTGACTAAGCCGTTATATCTGCCTTTTGCTAGTTGAGATGGCAGACCTCACCCCAAAACATCCTAAATAACACTCGCAAATGCTATTTGTGATATTTGCATCCAGTTTTTACCCCTTTTCAAAAACTTTAAAATTCAAGACCTCTCAATTAGCCAAGTTACTGCAAACTCTACTGTTACTCACTATTTAAAACTCAAAGGCGCGTCATTCAGTTTGCTTTCCTTATCAACCGTTCCAAGTGTTGACAAAGCTACTACTTTTCACTATGACTAATTACATAGACAGCTCACCTATTACTAGACTTCTTTGTGCGACTATATCTGGATGCGTGATATAGCTGAATCGTCCCTATGCCGACTATCATTTACCGCTAATGCACTTTAGTTTTTCTCTCCTCAAAACTTTAAAATTAGACGCTTTCGACTGTTGCAACCTACGCCTATCAGTTGCTAGCCACCGCATTGCCGCTTGTGGGTTACGGTTTTTATGTATAGACAGCTCACTGTTTCGCAAAACAGCTTCTTTGTGCGACTGCGTATTAGTGCAAGATACGCATTGCTCCATCCCTATACCGACTTCACTCAACGCAGGGAAATAAAACAATCCCTTTATGTTGTCGCTAATTCATTATTCAAAGACACACTTAACAAGTTAATGTAGCTTTGAATAATTATCGTCTCTCCGATATGTCAAGTGTCTGACCACTTTGTCGCTCGCCCCTACGTTTTGCCATTTCGGTCGAGTGCCGCTTGTATCTTTAACGCCCTTAAAATTAAGGGCGTCAGATTGCTTAGAACATTGAGTACCAGTGTTGCCTTTTCAGCTCTCTACACCTTGCGAGTGTAGTGCCTAAACTCTTAATCCCTCTATGATTAAGTCGTTCAAGTTTACTTGTCGGGGTCTAACCAGCCTTTCCACAATTTCTCTCGAGACTGTTAATACTCGTTCGCACAAGCACCATATTTTTAAAGAGCGTTCCCACGTCTCTGCTTTCTCTCGGCTTTCGCCTGCTCGGTGGGGAAGGGTTTAAGAACCTTTATTCAAGCCCTCCGCAAAAGGCTTGGTAAAGATTCTGATTACAGCTTGAAACCTTGATTTCTAGCAATTTGAAGTGAAATTTCATAAACTTTATCCATCACTTCTTCTTTTACCCAATCTACGCTTTCAAATAATTTTCTTACCTCAGCCAATGTTTTACCTGCTCTGTCTGCGTAAGCTTGAAATAATTCATTGATAATGAATTGCTTTAGCTCTTGTGTATTGTTAATTTCCATTTTGTTCTCCTTGTTTGCCTCTCTCTTTGCTGAAATAATTATCACAAATTGAAATATATATGTCAACACAAAATGTGATTTTATTTTTTAAAATATTTCATATTGTGATTATTATTTTGATTTTAAAAGAAAAATATTTTTTAAAATTTTGGTTTGATTGGCGAATTTGTGAGCTGTGTCACATTAAATAAATCTTTTATAAAAAACATTTGTCAACTGTGGTTGACAATTTTTTGTAAAAGAGTATTATTTGTGTAGTTAAAGAAATAAGAGGCTGTTTATGACAATTCGAATTAAAACAACTGAGCGCTTTGATTCTTGGCTGAGAAAGCTTAAAAATCCTCGCGCAAAGATGAAAATTAATGCGCGTATTAAGCGGTTACAATTCGGAAATTTTGGTGACTTAAAAACTGTTAATGATGGCATTTTTGAAATGCGTATAGATGAAGGGCAGGGGTATAGAATTTATTTAAAAAATAACAATAGTGTGGTGGTTATATTGTTGTGTGGTGGTGATAAATCAACACAAAACAAAGATATTAAATTAGCAAAACAAATTGCAGAAGAATTGGGGGTATGATATGGAACAATTAAAAGATTTTGATATAGCAGAACATTTAACAACAGAAGAAGAAATCCGACTTTATCTTAATGAAATTTTACAAGAAGATAATATTGAATTGATTCTCTCCGCACTTGGCGATATTGCAAGGGCTAGAAATATAAGCCAAATCTCTCGAGAAACTGGAATTAGTAGAGAAGGGCTTTATAAGGCATTATCTGGAAAAGGAAATCCGACCTTTGCAACAGTCCTTAAAGTGATGAAGGCTTTGAATTTACAGTTTGAAGTTAAAGTAAATAACGTTATTCATGCTTAATAATTAAAAAAGGTGCTTAATATATTAGGCACCTTTTTTTATGAAGTTTTATATACTTTGATTTTATTATTTTGAAAACTATTACAGCAGGTTTTATAAAGATTCAATTCTCTCCCTTGCCACACCAATAACTCTGATATCTTGATTCAATGAGCTTAATGTAGGGTAAACGGGGTTAAGAGGAACTAGCTCAAAGTGCGGCATTCCGCTTTCCGATAAAACACCTAACTCTTTGTATTGTTTGAATGTTGCCTCATTATTTCCATTTATAGCGGCAACAAATTTTCCCGGCGTTGGATATATACTAGGATCAATCAAAACTAGATCTCCACTATTGAAACGGGGAATCATGGAATCTCCTTCGATACGTAAATAAAAGGAATTTTCAGATGCAAGTATCATACTTGGAATCATCTCATAACCGTCTATATCATTTAGTGAACTAATGCCAGTCCATAATCCTGCTTGAACAGCACTAATTAATGGATAACTATATGTCTTATTGGATATATTAATAACGTTAGTATCAAAAGCTAGGATCTCTGGGGATATGTTTAATGCACGAGCAATAATTGATATATCCTCTAGATCTGGAGTTCTATTATCTTTCTCATAATTAGCAATCCTAGGTTGTCCCCACTTTGCGTTTTTCCCTCTTGGATCAATCATATTGCATAGTTCTGCCAAGTCCTTCTGACTAATTTTAGCCATTTCTCTGTACGCCTTAATTCTCTCGCCAAGTGTCGTCATTTTATACCTCCCATCTTCTATATGCATAATAACACGCAGTGTTATATTTATGTAATTTCAAAATGTGATTGATAGTTATTTCATAATGTGATTTAATTAGTTGTGTAAAAATCACAGAAGGACATTTTTAATGAATAAAATTGCACAAATAAGAAATGAGTTGGGAATTACTCAATCTCAATTGGCTGAGAGAATTGGCTGGAAACAACCAAGAATCGCTAATTACGAGGCAGGAATCCGTATGCCATCTCTAATTGTTGCTCAGGAAATAGTTAAAGCACTTAATTCTTTTGGTGCTGGAAAATCTATTGATGACGTTTTCCCTGTTCAAAACTAATTTACCAACAAACTAAAAAACAATCTTCAAGAAAAAAGGAAAAATTTTCATGAATAGCAAAGAGATACAGAGATTGTTGCACCGAGATTGTAAAAACAGCTCAGGCGGTATTACTTCTCTTGCTTATACGTTAGAGAAGTCGCCAAACATTCTTGGTAACAAACTCAACGTGGATTGCGAACAGAATCAATTGAGCTTTATCGAAGCGATTGAATTAATCGCCACCGTTCAAAGCAAGAAAACTCTTTCAGCTATTGCGGCACAAATCGATCACATTGTCGTACCAATGCCGAAATGCAGAGAGTGTGAAGGTGGTGGGCAAGAAATACTTTCCCGATTTTTAGACATTGCCGAAACAAGCGGAAGAGTCGGAAAGGAAATTAAGGAATCTATCAAAGAGAATTCTGAGCTTGGTCGTGATTTATCACCAAATGAGAGAGAGAAAATCTTAACGGCAGTGAATCAATTAATTGAGCAAGCTATCTGTTTAAAGATGGAATTGGGGCAATAAAAAACCACCGCTGGAACGGTGGTTTCATATTAAACCCAAAATCACAACAGGAATTATGATATGAACCAATTATTAAACATTTCAGAACAAAAAGCGAGGCTTACGATGAGCAGTCGTGAGATTGCTTCTTTAATCAATAAAAATCACAGCGACCTATGCCGTTCAATCGAAAGATTAATGGCAAAAGGGGTTATTAAGGGGTATCAGCCAATGGCTTACACCCATCCACAGAACGGGCAGACTTATTACGAATACCATCTCGAGAAAAGAGATTGCCTTATCGTCGTCGCTCAAAACTGCCCTGAATTTACCGCCGCAATAGTTGACCGCTGGCAAGAGTTGGAAAATCAACAAAAATCAACCGCACTTTCTCGAAAAGAATTAGCGTTAATGGTTCTTCAAGCTGAGGAAGAAAACGAGCGTTTACAATTAGAGAACGCTGAATTAAAACCAAAAGCTGCTTTTGTCGATCACTACGTGGAAGTTGGCACTAGTAAATCACTTCGTGAAGTCGCCAAGATTCTAAAAATGCCAGAAAGAGCAATGATAGACCGCCTTATTCAAGATCGCCTTTTATATCGCCAATCAGGCGCGTTACTGCCATATCAAACCGCTCACTCACGTGATTTATTTACCGTAAAAACAGGCACAGCAGAACACGGTCACAATTACACACAAACCCGTGTAACAAGCAAAGGGATTGAATATATCGCGTCACGTTACGCTTCGGAGTTGATGTTATGAGTCGATTTATTCCCAATTCTTTTCAAGTACCCAACGCTATTATTGATGAAATGATGGCGGAATTGAGCGGTTCAGAATTTAAAAGTCTATTGCTTTATTTTCGTTATGCTGAACTTGGCACAGAACCACCAAGAGAGGTGATTTTTAAACATGGGTTGCAAGACCGCTATCACAGAACGATTCAAGCATTGAAAGCGAGGGGTTGGCTATGAGCATGCGATTAATGGCTCAAGCAATGAGCATAAAAGTTGGAAATCCATTGCGTAAATTGGTGTTAATCAAACTTGCCGATAATGCAAATGATGATGGTGTTTGTTTTCCCTCATATCAATATATTGCTGACGTATGTGAAATTTCAAAAGCCAGCGCAAGAAACCATATTGATGCTTTGATTGAGATGGGATTAGTTTCTAAGAAGGCTAGAAAAAATAAAGATGGTTCAAGCTCAAATTTGTACTTTCTACACCTTGATAAGGGTATGCCAGCAGATAGCACAGGTATGCCAGCAGATAGCACAGGTATGCCAGCAGATAGCACAGGGGGTATGCTAAGAGATAGCACCATAACCAGTCACTCTTTAGAACCAGTCAATGAATCAAATACCCCCTTACCCCCTAAGGGTGAATCAGCTAACGCTGATGGTGTGCCAGTTGTTGAAAATAAAAAACAACGTTCACTGAATATCGACTATGTGGGAATTGGAAAAGCGTATAACGAGTGCGTTATGGAATCTGGGAAAAACTTACCAATGCTTGCAGACCCTGAAAATTTAAGTCAGGAAAGAAAACGCAAAATCAAAAAATTGGCTGATGTCATGAAAAAACGCTTTGGTTCTTGTGATGCAGAAACATTCAGAAATTATTTCCTCGATTTCATGAGGTCCGCAAGACAATTTTACTTTGGTGAGAACGATCGTGGCTGGCGTGCTGATTTTGAATATATCTTGCGTGAAAAAGTTATGGATAAAACAATCGAGGGATCGCTATGAAAAACACAACGTATGACCTTGAATACAGTTTAATCGGTTCATTTCTTGCTGGTGGTTTAACGGCTCAAGCTCGTGAAGTGATGACATGGTTAGAGCCTGAGATGTTCGCCACTTATCAACTCGGTTCGATATATAACAACATTCGCAAACAAGCACGCAAAGACAATGTAATCGATATTATTTTATTACACCAAGATTTTGGCGAAGACTTTGCCAATTTAGCGGAGATTATGAAAAACACAATCACATCCGCAAATCTTACGGGTTACGCACATAAAGTGCGGTCGTTTTGGGTCAATCGTACTGCACAAAAAACGATGCTTGAGATGGCATCAGAATTATCAAAAGCAAGAGATGAGCAAGCAGAAAAAATTACAGAAAAAGCACTTTCTGAAATGCAAAAGCTTTTAAGCAGCAAAGTTGAAGTTAAGCCTATCGTAATGGGGGAGTTAGTTGATGAATATATCGATGTCTTAGAAAAACGCAGCAAACAAGATTTCAACTCAAGACTTCTTCATACAGGCATTGAGGCTGTAGATAACATTTTAGGTGGCATTAATCCGACTGATATTGTTGTGATTGCTGGTCGTCCTGGAATGGGTAAAACCGAGTTTGCTTTAACGCTCACTCGTAATATTGCAGAACAAAAAGGTGCAGTTTTATTTTTTAGCTTAGAGATGGCCAATCAACAATTAATGGACCGTATTTTAAGCGCTAATGCAAATGTTCCAGTCAGAAAACTCCGCAATCCAAATAGCATGGATCAAACTGAATTTGGTCGTGTAGGTGATGGGCTAGGGAAAATCAAAGATCACCGCATTTACTTTGTCGATCGCGGTGGTTTATCAGCAAATGAAATTGTATCTATTACTGAAAGTCATTTAAGCAATACGGGACCACTTTCAGCAATCTGCATTGACTATCTAGGGTTAATGAATCACGGCTCACTTAAAAGCGCGAACAAAAGCCAATTAATTGAGGATTCATTAAGTACGCTTAAAACGTTCGCTAAGAACTTTAATGTGCCAATCATCTTACTAAGTCAGTTAAACCGTGAGGTTGATTCTCGTAGTGATAAACGTCCTCAAAACTCTGATTTAAGAGATAGTGGTTCAATCGAACAGGATGCCAGCCAAATCATTATGCTTTACAGAGAAAAGGCATACAAAAAAGATAGCGACAACGATTATTCAGAAGCCATTATTACTAAGAACCGTTTTGGCGAGCTTGGAACAGCTTATATGAAGTTTGATAAAGGGCATTTTGTCGATTGCGATCAGGCTATGGCATATCAATTCGTTAATGAAAAGCCAGCTAATACCGAAATTAAGAACTATGGGAGAAGAAATTAAGTATGGAAATTAAAAACCAGTTCTTCTTACGCTCAGAACAAGTGCGGTCAAATTGCCAGAATTTTATCGCTCAACTCCCTCTCGATGATGACAAGCCACTAGTCGTTGATATTAAGCCGAGAACACGCAACCTTGAGCAAAATGCGAAGTTTCACGCAATGTGTCAAGACGTTGCAGACCAATTGGAATTTATGGGCAGAAAGCTAACGATGGAGCAATGGAAAGTGCTCTTTATCTCAGGTCACGCAATGGCAATAAATGAAAAAGCAGAAATTGTACCTGGTCTAGAGGGTGAGTTTGTCAATATCCGCGAAAGCTCAGCAAAAATGAGTGTTAAACGCATGGCGAGTCTAATTGAGTATGTAACAGCTTATGGCATTAGTCATGGCGTTAGATTTAACGATAGATACGGATTTTGGGGGAAATAATGGAAGATTTTTTAATTGTAATTGGGTCACTCGGAATATTGTTTTTGGGCTGTATGTTGATGGGTGATTTTTTATGAAAACAGAATACAAATGCCCTAAATGCGGTGGCGAGCTTTCTGATTTATGGGATGGCGAGCCTGTAAGTGCTTTTATCGGTGAGTGGAGTGACGATCGTTTTCGCTGTGAAGGTAGGGGTGTCGCAGTGGGAATTATGGGGCCACAACGCACGAAATCTTGTGGTTATTTTGGGTTAGAAGATTTAGGTGTGGAGTATCGGGAAGATGACTAAAAAAACA